CCCGGGCATTGGTTGGCTCCGGCCCGGGTTTTATGACAGGTACCCTTAAAAAGGTGCCTGTCTTTTTGACTTCTTGGCACAATAAGTATATACTAACACAATGAAACGATGCACAATACAAATCCGAGATGAAGTAAACATCAAACTAGAAGGCCTGGACCTAGACGTTCGTAAGTCCTTGGTCACAGCATTCAAATACGAAAATCCGGCTGCACGTTACATGCCAGCGGTACGGCTAGGCAGGTGGGATGGCAAGGTTGCATACTTTCAACTGGGCGGTAGCACATACACAAACTTGTTGCCCGAGATTGTTCCCATCCTTGAAAAGTTCAATTACGACATTGAGATAGATGATCAAAGAGAATACTCTACCTCATTTGAGTTTGAACAGGTACGTGAGGATTCGTTTGCACACATCACGTGGCCCAAAGCACACCCTGCTGCAGGTGAGCCCATAGTCATGCGGGACTACCAAGTCGAGATTGTGAACAACTTCCTGGCCAACCCACAGTGCCTACAAGAAGTGGCCACAGGTGCAGGTAAGACTATTATGACAGCGGCATTATCAAATGCTGTCACACCATACGGACGTTCAATTGTGATTGTGCCCAACAAGAGTCTGGTAACACAAACAGAAAAAGACTACATCAACATGGAGCAAGATGTTGGTGTGTATTTTGGTGATAGAAAAGAATATGGGCGCCAACATACTATTTGTACTTGGCAAAGTCTAAACATACTGTTGAAGAATACCAAGGCAGGCACAGGCGAAGTGACCATTGACGAGTTCTTGGAAGGTGTGGTATGCGTTATCGTAGACGAAGTACACATGGCCAAAGCAGATGCACTCAAAACCTTGTTGACAGGGGTGATGGCCAGAGTGCCAATTCGATGGGGTTTGACTGGAACTATACCTAAAGAGAAGTTTGAAAGTCAGGCTCTGCTGGTAGGGCTTGGTCCGGTTATTGGTCGCTTGAGCGCCAATGAACTACAGCAACAAGGTGTGTTAGCCAATTGTCACGTAAACATTGTGCAATTGGTAGACCATGTGGAGTACAAAGAGTATCAAAGCGAACTCAAGTACCTGTTGGAAGAGTCAGGCCGATTGGACACCATGGCCGAACTGATCCGTAAGGTAAACGAAACAGGCAACACCTTGGTACTGGTAGACAGAGTTGCCGCTGGCAATGAATTGGTTGCTCGCTTGGGAGACAAAGCAGTATTTGTATCAGGCGCAACAAAAGGAACAAAAAGACAGGAAGAATATGATCAAATTGCAGACTCAACAGACAAAATCATTGTGGCCACCTATGGTGTGGCGGCGGTTGGAATTAACATTCCGCGAATCTTTAATCTGGTGCTCATCGAGCCTGGCAAGAGTTTTGTTAGGGTTATCCAGTCAATTGGTAGAGGTATCCGAAAAGCAGAGGACAAAGATCATGTGCAAATTTGGGACATCACTTCAACCTGCAAGTTTGCCAAGCGACACCTGACCAAACGCAAACAGTTCTACCGGGAAGCCAACTATCCTTTCTCTGCAGAGAAACTGGAATGGATGAAAATCGCTTGACTTTTCAATCACAATCCTGTAACATACAACTATGCGAATACTAACACTAGACAACACTTACTACGATCTAAATCAACTGACTGAGGAAGTGGATGACATGCGTTTTGCCATACTTGACAACTCAAATCCAGCAGATCCAGACTATCACTTTATCCCGCTGATCTTTTTAGAGAGTTTTAATGCTCCTGCCTTGGTGTTGCGTATTGGAACACAAACAATCAAAATGCCCATGGACTGGCAGATCTTGATTGGCGAACCCGACGTTGGTGACCTTGAAGTGTTACCATTAACATCAATCAATGACAGAGGCTTCAAGGTATTCCAATTTAATCCTCTCAGCAGTTACAGGCCCTCTTTCCCGGATATTGAAATACTGGATGTGTACCACGAAGTCAACTGGTACGCACCCAAACTCAAGAACGGTCAAATGTTGGCCGTGCCTCTAAACGATGACGCTGAACCTGACTGTGTGTACTTTGTGAAAGATGTCAGTCGTAACTGTGAAATTGTCAACTACAATCTGGCCTGGTAATGTCGCAACTTAAACCTGACACCACTTACATATACGAACGTGCCAATGGTGTGGTTTATGCTCGGGAGTTTGGCGCTGATCCAGGTGACCGAACAGTAGTAGGATATGATTATGATCCCATCACAGGACAGAAAATACCACATGACTGGGATCCAAGAACAAACAACGGCAGACCTTTACATGATCACATTATGGAAGACAAGATGTGGGCTGAGATCCGGCGTGCCGCAAAGACCAATCTCACTTTACAAGATTCACTGGATCATGCTATAATGATCTACCGACTTACCAAGACTGATGAGTGATCGACTAAACATTGCCAACGAGATGCGCCAGTTCGATCGCAAGAATAGAGACTTCTATGACGAACTCACCGCAGAAGAGCGCAAGAAGTTTTCAAACTATCTCATGATACGTTGGGGGAGTTCAGTGGAAGGTTCAAGAGAAATACAAGAGTTCTATGTTATCAGTTGCAATGAGCGCCTGAACAAACACTTCTTTGATGTGAGTCGACATCCTAAACTACACTGGCTTATGGCTACAAGTGTAAGTCCTGGCATGGGCACACCAAGACATCCTTGGATAGCCCCCAAAAAGAAGGAAGCAGGACTCAGTGCCAAACGCAAAGCATTGATGGCCATGTATCCCACATACAAAGATGACGAGATAGACGTCATGTGTCAAATTACTACCCAGAAAGAAATTGACGAATACAATCGTCGTGCCGGCCAGGACAAAAAATGAACCTAGTGGTCAACGGTTGCAGTTACATGGAATCGTATGCTGTGGGTCAAGGGCATGTGGATTTGGCTCAGCATCTGGGACTAGACTGTCCTGTGAGTCTTGCCATTGGTGGTAGTGCAAACAGTCGCATCTTACGAACCACACTCAAACACAGTTACACAGCACCGCCAACATTGTATGTGCTAGGCATGACATTTCTATCAAGATTAGAAATTCCCATATGCGAACCTGAAAACGATTTTGAAGGACGTTGGGTCAATCCACAAAATCAAGAGTTTAGACATCGTTGGCAGTATGATTGGACACATGCTGATTCGAATCAATTTGTAGAAACCAAACTCAAAAGCGAAGTGTTTAGTATTTTAGATCGCACGGAAGATTTAATGTATCGCATGTTGAGTACTGTTGCTGATATAAAAAGTCGAGAACACCGGGTGCTGATGTTTCAGCAGGCTGATAACTTGTATCAATCATATCTAGATGATCCAAGATTGGCGCTGTTTAACCAGCCTGAATTTGTGGGGATGTTTGCCTGGCGTGCCACAGCCTGGCAAGGTGAGCAAGGCGTACAGCCAATGGATTATGGTCCGGGCGCACTGTATGTGCCAGCAGACATGACTCATCCAGCAATTGGACATCACCAAAAGCTAAATGAATATTTGACAAATTACATACAAGAGCATAAAATATTAGCATGAGCTTTGTATGCGATTATTGCAAGAAAACGTTTGCTAGAGAAACGTCAATAGCAGTTCACATGTGTGAACCCAAACGCCGACGACTTGCTCGTGATGAAGCAGGAGTACGCCTGGGATTCCAAGCCTACATCCAATTTTATGAAACCATGCAAGGATCGGCCCGGAACAAAACACATGATGACTTTTGTGATTCACCTTATTACAGGGCATTTGTCAAGTTTGGAAACTATTGTGTAAACACTTATGTGATTGCACCCCCACGTTTTATGACTTGGCTACTGAAAGCACAAAAGAAAATTGATCATTGGTGTAGTGACAAGGTGTACACAGAGTACCTGATAGAATACCTGCGTGTGGAAGCAGTGGATGATGCATTGGCTCGAGCAATAGAACACAGCATACGTTGGGCAGAAGAAACTGGCAATCCACCACACGATTGGATGCGATATGGCAACACCAATAGTCTATGTTATGCTGTCACAGCCGGGCGCATAAGCCCCTGGGTGATCTACAATTCAGAGTCGGGACAAAAGTTTCTCAGCGAACTAAGTACTGAACAAGTGGCCATGATCTGGCCCTATATTGACTCAGACGCCTGGCAAAAAAAGTTTACCAACTACCCAGCGGATCAAGAGTATGTGAAAGATATATTGAACAAGGCAGGATGGTAACATGAGTGCAGATTTTCCTTTGATTTATTGTAACGGTGATAGTTACAGTGCTGACTCCTGTCATCCAACACTAAACAAAAAAACTTACTCACACATAGTAGGCAAACATCTTGATGGATTTGTAATTAATAATTCAGTGCCTGGTAGTTGCAATCGCCGCATTATCAGAACTTCAGTTCATGATTTAGTACACGAAAGAAGATTAAACCCTTATCAACAAATAATTGCATTAATTGGATTGTCATTTGAAATCAGGTCAGAGTTATGGAATGAAAACAAAAAAATATCTACTCCGTCAGAATCAAATTTTGAAAATTTTCATTTCACAAAGGAAGTCAACTGGCGAGACATGTTATTTAAAGGCATGGACATAGTGTTAAACAAGCACAGATCCGATCAAGAATTCTTTGACAAAGCCAGTCAAGGTCGTGCATACTACTATAGTCCTTATGCAGAAAGAGCAAATTTGTTGTGTGATTTATTAATGTTTCAATCATTAATGCAACAGTTAAACATTAAGTTTTTAGTATTCCAATCACCAATAGCAGAAAAATTAGAATCAGAATACTTGATAGACTTTTTTAAGTCAAATCTTAATAGCAAAAACTTTTTAGATTTTGAAACGTTTGGATTTGTAAACTGGTGCAATCAACAAGGATTTGAACCTCTAGACTTCAAAGACCGTCCTGAAATTGGTCATTATGGAATTGATGCCCAT